AAAAATGGTCAACCAATTCATATCGAATCTTTCTGGCGACGATGACCACTTCTTCTCTCAATGGAGAACCGGCGGCTATTACTACCCAGATTGCACAATTACAAGAAGTTGGTTAGCCCACGCTCACCCAGAGCTTGGCGAAAGAGTGAGGACAATCTCATGGGAAGAGCTAACTAAGGAGATTGATGTTTCAAAGAGGGGCGATTTGAATTACTTGAAAGCTGGATATGACCCAGAGTACAACAAGGAACATGCCTAACTTAATATTTGATGATATTTACATCATCGATTAATATATCTAGATGAAAATAAATCCTCAGATAACAGAAGAATCTCCATGGCCGATACTCCCTGGGGCTTTTGGCTCATCATCTGAAAACATAATTATATTTGAGAGCTTCATTGAGCTGGGTGATTTAAAAACAATACAAAATTTTTGCCCAGCGATAAATGAGTGGAATAATGAGCAGGAAAGTATATATGCAGAAGACGGGACATGTCTTTACGATGCCGACTATTGGAACGATAGGCAATGTAGCGATGAAATTCTTAAAAAACTAAACTTAGAAGTTTGGCTACTTGTGGAAAAGTATATAAATAAAATGCAAGTAGAAATAGAAACGTTTTTTAAATGCAAAGTCTGGCCGCGACCACCAGTAATAATGAGATGGAGACCGGGGATTGAGCAAAGACCACATGCGGATAAGCAATTAAATGATGGAAGGCCAAATGCATTTCCAACGTATGACCTATCATCGCTCTTTTACTACAATGATGATTTTGATGGAGGGGAAATATATTTCCCACAACACGATATTGAGGTCCGCCCCAAGCCAGGTCTAGCAGTCATGTTTCCCGGTGACGTTAATTATCTACATGGGGTGAAGATGATTACGTCGGGAAACAGATTTACTACTCCATCTTTTTATACAGTAAGTGAGATAAAGGAAAAGTCAGATGAAATGCAACTCGTCTAATGTTCGAATATTTGACAATTTTGTCGATAAAGAAGATTTACTAGTTTTAGATAACTTATGCCGCAATGTCGGGGAAGAGTCAAAATGGTGGGCAGAAAAATGTCCATCGCCGGAATTTATAGAGCATACCTCTGGTTTATATAAAGAGCTGTGCGGGCAATATGAATATCCAATGCGTTCTATTCATCCATTACTAATCAAATACATGGGTAAACTTCAGAAACTCGCATCGTATGAGCTTGGCAGAAAGCTTGTTCCGATGTTTCATTTCAACCGTCACGAGACCCTAGAAGGCGGCTGGTGCCCGGGTCATACAGACTCAGAAGGCATGGGGCCAAACGGAATTACGTATATGGTTGACTACTCTCCAAACCATTGCTACGAACCGAGTCTCATAGATATTTCTGCAAATATCTATATCAATGATGACTATGAAGGGGGTGAGTTATGTTTCCCAGAGTACGACCTTCAAATAAGACATACGCCAGGGCAGCTTGTTTGGTTCCCCGGCGGTCATGAATTCATACACAGCGTCAACCACATAACAAGTGGTACAAGATGGAATCTAATTACGCATTTGACTAGGCCAAAACTAATTGAAATGCACACAATCATGCACAATCTCTACAATGAGCTTAATGATGACCAGAAATTAAATTTCCCCAATGCATGGAATTCTGGTGTGTGGCATCCTGGCAGCGGAGCAAAAGAAGACAACGTAGATGGCAGATACGGCAACGGGTATGAATGATAAAAATTTTCGCCTTCATAGAACACCGTACAAAACCGCATCTCAGAAAAATATTAAACAACTTGATTATTTTATAAAAGAAGATGACAGAATTAAAATACTTAATTATTGCAAAAACTCAGAGTTTTTCAATTCAAATACCCAGATATTAAAAAATGAACTTGCTAAATACGAAGCAAGCGATAAATCCGAGCCTTTTTACAGGGGTTATTACAGAAATATTCTTCGCGTTGGAACTGACACAACAGCAGAAGTATTTGATTTAGTAATGGATTACCAATCACGGGCAATGGAAGTTATTCAATACACCTTTGGTTTTCCAATTGTCCCACTTGAAGGAAGTTGCGATTTAAGGAAGTGGGATGTTGGCGACTATCAAGAACCCCATTCTGACTCTGAGGGAAATCATGACGGAACTGACGATTACTTTGTAGACCCATTTCTGATTGATAATTTTTCATCTCTTTTTATTGACGTTGGGTGTGTCATGTACTTAAACGACGAATACTCTGGCGGAGAAATATATTTTCCGGCTTATGAAATGGTGGTGAAACCAAAACCTGGAGACTTGATGTTTTTCCCAGGAAGCAATCTGTATATGCATGGAGTAAATCCAATTACTCATGGTGAGAGATTTACAATTACAACATTTTATAGCACACCAAAATTAATGTTTTTAAAAGAATACGTAGCTAAAAATGTGAATATATACCCAGATTTGAAATAGTTCTAAATGCTGGATTCTGAACACTTATCGGTCTATGCTGTCATGCAAATCTCATAACGGAGGACATAAATGGATACTCAGCCGCAGTACGTAGGTGACTCCCGCCTTGGAATTCTTCTTTATAAGGGAATACTGCCAAAGGAGCTTGGCTTGGTTGAGCGCCTTGAAAACACTATTGGCCAAAGCACAACTGCGCCCTTTATGTGGATGGAGGCAATGGTCGGTGACCAAGTAAAGATGCCTGAGTACAGAGATTGCCTGGACTGCAAAATAAGCCCAAAGCATCTTGAGAATGTTCCGTCAGGCTTCGAGGAGATGAAAAGTATCTATAGCGATACGGAAACTCGCCTAAAAGAATGCCTTAATGATTACGAGCGTCGCTACAACATAAAGATGGACTTTATGGAAGCTATTAACTATGTTAAGTATGGCGAGAATCAACATTTCAATGTTCACTCCGACCATGGATTTTCATATACATGTACGCTGTCTTCAATAATGTATTTAAATGATGATTATGAGGGCGGTGAGCTTTGGTTCCCATACTTCTCATTCAAGTTTAGGCCAGAATGTGGTGATGTTTTATTCTTTCCATCTGCTTTTATTTATGCCCATGCCTCCATGAAGGTGACCAGTGGGGTTAAGTATTCGGCAGTAACAATGTTCGACTGGAATGACAGAAACCACCAACAGGGCGGCTATGGGCTCAATTCTGATGGTTCTCAAGTCACCAGCGCAGATGGAATAGGGACTCGAGATAACCCTGCGTCTCTGACGCAGTACTAAATCTGCATCTATGACAGATTTTAGACTTCTAAAAACACATTCTTATTCCCCTCGAATTGCGCAATCCGGAGTTAAGAGAGATTGGATGGACGCCACATATGCACGTCATGCATATCAATGCTATCCGATGACAATGGCAAATATTCTTGGGTGGGAACTTCAGCTAGAAAATGATGTAGTTGTGATTTGGGATGGTGGAAACACTGTTCCGCGAATACTCTCAGGGGCCAACAGTGATGATGGAAGACAAGTCTGCTCTGCCAGCATTGTTGGTCAAATATCGTTTCATATGGGTTATGTATTCAGGACAAAAGAACCTTACGAAACAATGATTTCGGGCAGTCCGAATTTTGATTTCAATGGCGCGATTCCGCTATCTGCCTATATCCCATCGAGCTGGTGGCCAGATGAGGTATTTATGAACTGGCGCATAGAGGAAATCGGCAAAGAAATAACTTTTGCTAAAGGTAGCCCATTTGTTTTTTTCACAATAGTTGACAGCAGTCTTCTTTTCAGAACTTCGCTGTCAATAGGCGACTACTGGCGAGAACTTTCACAAGAACAGATTGATGCTCGAGTTAAGTATAGTGAAATGAAATCCAGGCTTCATTCTGAAAACCCATGGAAAAGCTGGGCCCGAGGCATCAAGAACGGCATAGATGGAGACGGCAAAAAACTACATGAGCCATTTCTTGGTTTACCCAAGTTGAAAACACCAGAATAGGTTCTGATGTATAATTTACGGCATGAGCGCACTTAGTGAAGCTGAAATAAATCTTGCAAAATCAAGAGCCAAAAACCACTTGCTCAGGTCATCATTGAGCCTATGCATGGTTCTTGGATTGGACCCAGATGATGTTTCCTCTTCTATGGAGATACCGGTCTCCGATGACAGCCCACAATACTACGCATACGCATCACTCATATCTCAACTTACTGCATTAGAGAAAATGGCTTAATCATGAAGCCAAGCAAAAGTGGTTACATAGATATTTATGCTCTTCCATTCAAAATTGAGGAAGTTCCATATAGTGATAATCCAACAGATGTGGAACATCTTGAGAACGAAATACCGAAATTTGATAGTAAAGAAAATATCTGGACTATAGATAACCTTGGCATTTCGTATCCATGCGTGACAATGGAGTATTTGCCATACCCGGATGACATGGAGATATAGCGTGTCTGCACATTCAAACGGGCCAGAAAATATATTTGACGCAAATTCACTTTTTCTAGAAGCTCAAATAGATATTTTAGTCATTATCTATATATTAGGCATGAACGAAAATTTAATTAACTCAATAACAATAGATGAAATAATAGAGAAAATAAAAACTTCTTATGATTACAGAAATGCTCAACTGAAAATGCAAGTACCAATGCATTCCTCTTACGCAAATGACGCAACAGCAAAATTGTTGAGAACAGAATGCAATTCTCTATTGAGGAGAATAAGGAGAGCATGGTTCAATAAAGAATTTTCTATGGAGGTGAATGACTAATGTCAGA